TTTCCGAAAGTAAAATACCGATGTTCAGAATGTCGAACCAAAAAGTGCCATGATCAAACTGTGCTTGAATGGGGGTTCTATGAATGGATGAGAAAGAACCCCGATAACATTGAGCAAGTATGGGAGAACGCTAGGTTTAATTCCCCAAAACATCAAATTTATTTTTTTGTCGGGAATATGAGAGACCACAGGACGGCATTCTTAATCATATCAACACTTCCCCTTCCTAAAGGTTATGTGTCTAGACCCTTTTCTCCTTACATTAAATGGCTTAGAGAGAAGTAATTCTGGTTCCAACTCTATTCAACCTAATGTCATCATCCGATTTTTACAATGTTTCATATTAACATTGGACTTAGCAAAACTCTTTTGGCAATTTTAACCTAGTTTTTTTAACACTGTTATTTAGACGCTGTAATTTCTACACGGTTTTTTTTACACGGTTTTTTTCGCCAAAATAGCTTAAATCCGCCTTTTTTCAGAGTTTAAAGCATGGAAATCGGTTCGATTGCAGCAGTGGCGACCGCTGTCTTGGCGATAGCAGCTGCCTTTCTGGGAGCAAAATATAGGAAATGGCTAAGGCGGGCTAGACTCTTCGCAAGGCTTCTCAAAAATATTGTTGAAGCTGCTGAGGACGACAAAGTCTCGGAAGAGGAGCTTAAACAGATTATAGCTAAAGCCAAGCAGGTTGCCGCTGGTGTGGAGGATCTTCTAGAATAGGGGATGGTTGTTTTGGCGTCTGTATCGCCCGATCGTGTGAGAGACCGCGTTAACTTGTCGAGTTCTGATATTTCAGACGCTAAAGTTACCGAGTTCATTTTGGATGCGGAGGTTGAGGTTGAGCTTGAAACTGATCTGGAAATCGATTATACGAACTGCAGTCAAGCTGAGGCTGCCTGCATAACTGATCTTGCAGCACTTTACTGTCTTGCCTATATTACCGGTGGTTCATCTTCTGGCACAAGTTTCACTCTCGGAGACCTAAGCGTCAAGGAAGTTGCTGGTAATGTCGAAGGTCCTTCGCCTGCTTTCCTGCAGCAACGAGTTCTGAAATTGATTGAGAGGCTGAAGGGTTCTTCGCTGAGGAGGATCTAACCTGATGGGTGCTCTTGAAGATTATTTTGATTTTATTATGCAGTATGCACCCTACTTCTATTATATTCCAGGCGTTGGAGTGGACCCAGAGTGGGATCGAGGTCCAGCTCCTGCTGCACATGCTATCGACTTTTTAATTGAGTGCTATTCTGATTCAAGGTTCGCGGATGACAAGACAGATATCTACAACAAGATTGTTGAGTTGGCTGACTATCTTCTCTCTATCCAATGCACCAACAACACAAAGAAGGCTTACGGTGGATTCCAAAGCAAGGACGGAAGCGACTTTTATTATTCGATTGATGCTCATCGTGCAGTTCCAGCTCTCTTGAAGGCTTACGATCTAACCGGAACTATCGGATACTATAATGCTGCTGTGTTGGCTGCGGGAACCTATCTCTACAGCATGCAGCATCCGCCTATTCCATCTGTACATGACAGGTATTATGGCGGCTTTTGCCAGTGGGTGGACATTGATGATAATTGGGGTCCAGACATGTGGGTCGTGGACCTCTACGGCATCATAGGCTTGAAGGAACTCTACACAAGGACGGAAGAAACAAAGTATCAGACCATGATTGATGATTCTCTCAGTTTCTATCGGCAAGGCATTAATGATCTGTGGCTTTACTATAAGCCTCCTCCTAGTGGAGACGGAGCTTGGCATAGGGCTCCTGGCACGCCGCCTGAGAACTTGATCTTTGATGATGACTACAGTTACGCCCTCCATTCTCTATATCTCTATGAGGGTTGGAGTGAAACTGTTGAGAAGGTGTTTCGGCACTGCAACGAAATAACTCCGACCATCGATTATCCTGCTTATCAGCCTGCGGTCTGCTGGCCTGGCTACTTGGATGTAATCAACAGGAAGCCGGACTGCAAATATTATGATGCTGTGACCTCTGGAATTTTGGCTTTGCAGCTGCGCAAAAATCATGAGGGAATCTCTTATGAGTACGTCAAGAAGATCATTGAGCTTCATTCAGACTCTTTCATGTATTGGGGGCCACTATTCACTGATTATTCGCCTGTGGAAAACAAGAAGTCTGTGGTGACGGTTAGTTGGCTGGGAAGATATCTTCTCCAGTATTCTCCAGTGTCAAACAAATTTACGCAGATTCTGAACGCTCACGGCGAAACAGTCACCTTCTATTCTGTGATACCTGGAGAAACCGAGTCTTACGCTGAAGGAATTCAAATCAAAGCTATTGTCAACCCTACAAAGTCAACAGAAATTCTTCTAGAACCGGGCTATGTTATAGACGATTATGTCACCTTCTACGTTTTTGCTCCTTTGAAGCATCATGACAAAGTAGTGCACAAATCCATTCCCTATGTTGTTCTTGGAGTTCGAGACTACCGGTTTCAAAATGACGTCATGTATCTGAAAGCGTCTTGCAGGAGGCTGATCAGCTGATGCCGAATGTGGAGGATTCGGTGACAACGCTTGTACGTCTTCTGGACAACAACATGAAGCTAGTTAAAGATGATGGGTCAGTAGGCACTGTTTACGTGAGCAAAGAATGGTTTGACAGGGCCCTCATAAAAACCTACGATGCTCAGGTTACGGTGGGTCTCAGCGGAAGCATAGACCGTAAGATCGGGTTTTCAGCCAGCAAACGTTTAACCGTGGATTCTCCGCGGGTAAATGTTTGGGTTCTTGAGAAGTCGGGTTCTGTGCAGTCGGCTAGGCGGATCCGCGATAAGATGCGGCAGGAGATAAAGCGGATCATCAGAGAGAAGAGAACCAAACCAAATATTACGGAATACACTTTCTGGAACCTTGGTACCGACAGCACCACTCATAAGGCGTATGAAGTCGCCTCTGACAGCGAATTAGACCCGGAGGACGAGGGGTGGAGTGAGATTGAAGGCGTTGGCTATAACAAAATCTGGTACAGTGACGATGATCGACACTCCAAATCTGCAGATGTGAACCTCGAATATGCGTTGCTGCTTTTCAGGTTCAAGATAGCAGCAAAACCTGATGTCCTCACAAAGCTGGAGTTAATGTTTGAGGGTTACGGAACCGCTCCTGGCGGTAATGGTGCTACAATCAAGGTTTGGAATTTCACTTCTGAGGCTTGGGAAAATGCGGAGTCTGGAACAGGCGGAGCAGATGAGACAATTACGATTTCGTTGACTTCTGGCTTCGCGGATTTCGTTGACTCTGATGGTTACGTGTATCTTCTTGTGAGAACAACGAACCCAAGCGATGGATCCACGCCTGCCGTGATCTACTGCGATTATGTGGAATGTACGATTACGGTTAGGGGCATCACCTACGTGGATGTTGTTTCTCACAGGGATGTAGACCAGGTTGACGTGAAGCCAGTCATCTGGAGAACCGAGTTTCTTCTGAAAACCTGGCTGTTTGAAACTGTTCTAGTTACATGAAAAAAGGGAGGAATGAAAAGAAATGAGTGAACCATACGGAGCGCACGAAGCAGGAATCGCCTATATCAGCGAAGCATCCTACGGAGAAACGCCGGCAACACCCGATATGATTGAAATAATAACTGCGGAGAATGTTGAGCCTGCAGTAAACCCCAGCTTGATTAAGGTTCGCGGCATCGGCAGCAGAGATATTCAGTTTATCCGCAAAGGCTTGAGACTGGTTGACATCAAATTCGGTTACGCGCTACAGAACATTGAGTTGCTCAATTTCATCGCGACTTTGGGTTCCATGAGCCTCGAAGTCTGGTATGAAAAGGTGGGCGGCATTATCTCTCTGTTGCATAAGGGCTGCAGGATGGACCGTGCAGAAGTCCAATGCTCCATTGAAGACATCATAAAAGCAGATGTGAGCCTTATTGGACAGAACTTGGTTGTTGGAACTGCTAAGATCGGAAACAGCTATACGCCTTGGTCAGAAAATCCTGTGGCATTCTATGAGAGCTACGTGAAGAAACAGGCAGCCACGTTAGAGCGGGTCACAGACTGGAAGTTTGTTATCGAGAATCATCTCAAACGTGTGCCAGTTATCCGCACCACAAACGGAAACTTGCTCAAGTTTCTGCAGGAGAAGCACAGAACCATAACCGGTGAGGTTACTTTCGAGTTTGAGACCAAAGAAGAATATGACGATGTCATAAATGACACCGCTTTCACGCTTGAGATTGGGTTAGGCAGCACCAACAAGGCGGTGTTCACTGACTGCAAATGGGACACGGTGAGCTCTCCAACTCGGATCGAGGATCTTGTGGCTTTGAAGGCGCCATTCACTGCAAAAAGTGTGACCATAAGCTGAGGGGGTATGAATGAACAGGGTTAAGCTAATCTTGATGATTGTCTTCGTTTGTGGGGCACTGTTTGGAGTTGTCGTTTATGCAGCCTATGAGCGGGTCAAACCAATTCGTAACGTTGGAACCATAAGGGTTATCGGCGTCGAAATCTACGGAGACGAAGCGTTAACCTCTGTTTTGGATGAGATCGCTTGGGGCACACTGGACCCTGGAGAAGCCCGAAACTTCAACGCTTGGGTGAAAAACACCGGCAACGATGCACAGAAGCTGGTTATGTGGACTGAAAACTGGAACCCCACAGCTGCCTTCGACTCAATCACTCTAACATGGAACTACGACAATTCATGGATAGCTGCCAACGCTTCGATTCCAGTTGTTATTACGCTTTCAGTAGACGCAAATGTCACAGGAGTAACCAGCTTCAGTTTTGACATTTGGGTGAAGGGGGTGCATTAGCTTGGATGAGTGGATAAGAAGGTTGCATGCGCTGCCGGCTGATCTTCAGAAGCTCATCATTGAGGATATGAAAACGGCACTCAAAAACAGAATCAAGGTCATGGAGAGGATTAACAATAAGACAAGAAAAAATTGAGGTAACCGATCGGTTCGGCGAAGAATACGTTGGCGAATACTTGTTTCAGGAGATCAGCTGGGCTAAGCGCAGTCGAATAATCCAGAAGCATACGAAGTATCATCCTACGACTGGACAGGTGATAAAAAGCGATTATGTTGCTATTCAGGCGGAAACGATCTGGGCTAGCCTGAAAATGCAGCCTGAAGCTAAGCCAGTTACACTTGAGAAGCTGCTGAGCGAAGAAGATGGCATACCCATTGGGCTTGGTGAACTTTTCAGCAAAGTTGTCAACAGCCTCTGCGGCGTAACCGTTGAAGAAACAAAAAACTCGTCCGGGCGATGAGACGTGGCAAGCCGCATCCAGCCCTCATGGAGTTTCGACTCTGTAAAGAGTTTGGTTGGACGCCGAAGGCGCTTGCGCGTCAGCCTGCGAAGACAGTTGAGGAGTTTGTTGTAGTCCTGAATGAGATGGATCGCCAGACCGAGGAGGAAATGAGGAAAGCGAAACGGGAGGCAAGATAGGCTGTCCGTTGAGATGGAAATACACGTGAATGGTCTTCCTGAGTTACGGGAGAAGCTGAACCGGTTAGATGGCAGCATGAAGCTCAGGGTTCATGAGGCTATGCAGTTCGAAGCGGATGGTATGAAGAATATTGCTCGGGCACGTTGTCCTGTTCGCACCGGAAGGTTGAGAGACAGCATCTATGCGAGGGTGCAGGACTGGATTCTACAGTTGGGTGCTACCGCTCCCTACGCGATCTATCAAGAATTGGGAACCCGATACATTAGCCCTCGGGAATTTCTGAAAAACGCTGTTTGGTTGCGCATGCAGAGTCTAGTTAATCGGATTAATCGTGCTGTTGGAGATGCGATTAGGGAGGCTTCACTTTGAGTTTTCAGGAGCTAGTTATAACTATTAATGCGGAGAATCATGCGACAGCCGAGTTTAATCAGGTTGCGGTTCAAGCTGCGAACATGAGTTCTGAAGTTTTGGCTGCTACTGAGAGCATTAGTGTAGGTTTTCAGGAGGCGGGTGAAGAAGCGGAAGCCATGGCTGAGAAGTTTAAGCTTTCTGGTGACGCTGTTAAAGAGATGTCTCGGGACTTCACCACTTTGGGGGTAGGCATTTCTGCGGTTGGTCGTCTCGGAGAAACATTTGGGATGTTAAACAAAGAGCAGGCTGGTTGGGTGCGTACCATGGGATTGAGCTTAACTGCTGTTGGCGGGGTTGTCCGGGCGATCCAGCTCTTCAGCTCTGTCACCAGTGTGGCAACTGTGGTCCAGAATGCTTTGAACATCAGCTACGGAACGTTCTTGGCTCTAACCGGTGTAGGCATTGCCGTGATAGTTTCTGCTACAGCTGCTATGTGGTACTTTTCGTCACAGATGAACGCTGCAACCGCCAGCGTCAGAAATTATAATGCAACGGCTTCTGAAGTGCCCTCCTATACCCGAGGTATTCAGAGGGCTGGCGAGGAGGATCTTCGAAGGAGAGGCATCGAATGAGTGTTACTTTGCCAGTCTGCGCTATTGTTTTTGGTTCGGTTACGCCTCCTCAAGGCGACGTCTTGGATCTGCGGGTTCATCTAGGCTGCACAAAAGAAGTCAGTAGTTTCGACTGTCTACTACAGAATTTCGATAAAAAGTACAGTCCTGGCGGAACCTATCCGATTAATGTTGGTGATGATGGAAGCATAAGCGTCGGCAGAGGAGCAGACTGTCCACTGATCATGACGCTTAGAGTGGAAGAGATTGAGCCTACGTCATCACCTGTTGAGAATTACATTCGGGTTCGTGGTCGTTGCTGGGGAGAAAAGATCTTCCGCAGAGTCGTAACCAAGACTTACGAGAATCAGAAAGGCGAGGACATCGTAAAAGACCTCGTTGACTACTATGTTGGATTAAGCCATGTTCGAGATTCAACTGAGCTGATAGAAGACACTGACACGACTTACACGCTTCTGGAGTACGAAAACTCCCCAGTTTTTGATATTCTGAAGTATATTGCAGAGAGCGCTGACTTGGCTGGTGTGATTGGCTACGATTTCAGGGTAGCTCCAGATGGTAAATTCGAGTTTTTCCCACGGAACAGCAAGACCAGTTCCGTAAGTCTTGATGAGAAGATTGAGTATAGCCGTTACAGCAAGGATATTCATCGTATTCGAAACAGGATTTTTGTTTATGGTGCTGCTGAGAAGGCGACTCCATTAGATAAGGATGCTAACACTGAAGACCTGACAAAAACTGATGGTTCCGTTGATGCTCCGGATGGGCAGTGGACAAGCGGCACAGGGTGCGGTAACGTTTACGTTGAAACGACTGAGGCGATTGTAGGCTCTAAATCGCTTGAGCATCGGACTGAAAGTTTAGACTATTGGGGTTGCGCAATCTTCACTTACACCGCCGGTAAGGAAGTAGACGCTAACAAGTATCCGAGCTTAACTTTTCAGATTAAAGAGGAGGAGGGCAAAAACTTTGCTGGATCCATTCAGGTGTTGCTTGAAGATTCTGCGGGATCACAAGTTTGGAAGGAAAGTAGTGTATCTCCTGGCAAATGGGGTTTGCTATCGTTTGCTGCCGGAAAGAAGAATAGTGATCAGTGGACTCACAGCGCTTTTAACAGTCAGCCTTTCGATTGGGAGAGCGTCAAGAAGATATTCGTTTATGCTTACTTCGGTTCGGGATCTGGAACTGGGAGCTTCTGGATAGATAACCTGTTCTGGAATCATTGCAGATGGGAAGCAAGACGCCCCCTAGAGGCAGAGGAGCCGACGAGCAGCCAAACAGCGTATGGTGTTCGTGAACTGGTAGAAGTGGACGAGGAGCTTCACAGCGACAACGAATGTGACCTGCGGGCTAAGGCTCTGCTTGCTTACCTCGAGAACCCTGCAGAATTTTTGACTATACGCAGCACAGTTATCGATTATGGTACAGATCCTGTTTTGGCTGGGGACAAGATTCATGTCGTCCTTCCGAACGAGAACATAGACTCGGATTTTCGGGTTATAAGCGTTGAATATCATGTATTGGCTGAAGAGCAGACCCTAGAAATCACCATAGAATTGGGAAAAGAGAAGCCACTGCTGGCTGATTACTTGTATGGTCTCCGGTCTACGACTATTACTGCTGAGAAGTTGATGAGAACAAAAGCTGGTCTCCGAGGCTTTGTGGGCGGTGGGGGCGGAGGCGGTGGCGGCGGAGGAATCCCAGACTGGCTGTCACCCACATATATTGGACCAAGAAGCGATACACCGGCAATAACTAACTTTAGAACAAAAAACATAGCTGGTGACGCACCTGTTGATCATCAGTTTAATCCAACGGATGATGAGCATGGAGTTTTTGGTGCTGAAACAAAACGTTGGAAAGAAGTGCACACTAAATATCTATTTGTCACAAGTTACGGAAGATTGGCTCAGCTGAACATAGGTGACTACGAAGGCGATCAGGTTGTTATTACTTCTGCTAGGGTATTGCAGAATGTGTTTGCAGACGCAGCCATAATTACCAATGGACAGTTTGCGTTGGGTCGGATGCCGAGGGGTGACGCTGGGAAATTTTTGAGGGCATATGGAGCTGGATATGATCCCATGTATGCATCTCTTGCTGTGGCTGATCTTCCTGACCTTCCAGCTTCTAAGATTACAAGTGGCAGGTTTCTGTTGGCTAGGCTTCCGGAAGGAACATCGGGCTATGTTCTTGAAGCTCAGGGCGCCGGTTTTGATCCGATGTATGTTAATCCGAATGGACGGTATTCGCCGGCAGGTCACGGTCATGCAGCTGGTGATATAACAAGTGGAGTCCTCGCTGAAGCTAGAATCCCTAATGTTTTCACTGGGCAAATAACCTTCAATGGCGGTATCGTGACTAACAGCGTAAACTGTGCAAACTGGCAACTTGCAGACGCTATATTCGCTAATGACTTTCGCATGACTGAATCTGAAAAGCTAGGTTACAGCAAGGGGATAGCGTTTCTAAATGATAAGGGCAAGGTGTTGATGACTTTGGATGATGAAGGCAACTTGAGTGTTGCAGGCAAAATCAAACAGGGTTTGGAGCAGAAGGTGAATTAACTTGCCTAGAAAAAATTTGCGGAAAATTTTGGCGAAAGTGAATCCTGGAGACTTGATTTGTGTTGAGTGGTATGACGCATCCGTGGGAAAGAGTAGCGGCAGCGGCATGAGCATCGATGTGCCTGTGATGAGTTGGGGGGTCTTCGTTGGGTTGATCGGCGACAAAACGAAGCATATTGTCTTGGCGCAGAATAGTTTCCGTTACGCTGACGGTTTGTTTGATTTGGATTATACGGCTATCCCGTTGAGTTGGGCTGTCAACGTGGCTGTCATAGCTAAGGAGCATATTTCTGAGCAGGTAGCAAGTAAGCTTGTTAACAGTTTTTTGCTTGGCGGGCGCAGGGCATTCAGTCACCAGCGCACTTTTCAGCGGAGGGTGAGCACACATGGCAGACCTGATTAGACGAGCTTTGACGCGGAAACGCGTTAGTCGTGGACGCGTCATTCAAGAGGAACCTAATGAGAAGCTTGTTTGGGGCGTAAAATTCGCTATTGGCATGACTGTTTGCTTGTCAGTTTTGGAGGTTGCGCACCTTGTTGTTTTAGGGAGCTGGAGCAACGAAATCTTCTCCACAATCACCGGGTTAATTGGGACGATAAGTGGGGTGTTGATTGGAAGCCATGCCTAGATGGAAAAAAGAGGATGTCAGCAGGTTGAGGCAACTTGTAGGTGAAGGCTGTAGCCTAAAGGAGATTGCAACAGGGTTAGATCGTAGCATTGAGGCAGTGCGGATGAAGATGAGGCGTTTAGGCTTAAATGTTGTTGACCACACCCCCTCCCCCCCTCCTCGGTCAACAACAAATGAGCTGGAAAACAGTGGAGAATTGATTACTGTTCAGGAGGCTTTGGAGATTTTGGCTGCTGCCTTAAAGGTTGCTAAAAAAGAGGGTTTAGACAGCATTGAGATTCAGCGGTTGAATGCTGTCGCCACGTTGGCTAGGACGTACGAGAACCTGTTTGCACGTTTCATGCAGTACAGGGAAATTGAGAAGCGTGTTGTGGAGTTGGAGGCGAAGTATGAGCGGCTCGCCAAAGAAAAAGGCTAGAACTATGCTGCCGCCAGAGTTCCATCCAAAATGGAACAAGACTTTAGAGCACGAAGAAAAGGTTGATCGCATAAAAGCTAAGGAAATAAAGAAGCTTAGCAGGGAACCTGAAGAGTTTTTTCGTCAGGTTGTGGGATTCGAACCCACTGAGTATCAGGTGGATTTGATCGAGAAGTTTTTGGATAACCAGTTTATTGCTGCTCGTTGGTGCAGACAATCAGGAAAAAGCTGGATTATATCTGCGTTGCTTTTATGGTATGCGGTGACGCATGATGACAGTTACATTGCTGTGGTGGGTCCAAGCTGGAGACAAGCCAAGTATATTATTCGCAGAATCACGTATTTCCTTAAGAAGTTGCCTCAGGATAGGTACCTGAAGCCTCTTCGCACGGTCCTCCGGTTCACCAACGGCAGCGTTATCGAGGCTTTCCCTAACAACCCAGACACGATTAGAGGTCCAACATTGAATGTAGTCTATTGTGACGAGATGAATTTTCTGCCGAATGATGAGGACATGTATGATGCTATTCTCTTCACACTTGGAACGACTGACGGCAAGTTTGTTTGTAGTAGCACGCCATGGAACACGGATTCAGTTTTTTACAAGATTTTCTACCACAAGGACTACAAGGATTTTGCGAAGAGTCACATAACATGGAGGCAGGCTCAGGAGCCCCATGGACCCTTACGCAAAAATATTCTTGATAAGATCCGTAAACAGTTCAGCGAGGATCCGTGGCGTTGGAAGCGTGAGATGGAGGCGGAATGGGCAGAAGACGAAACTGCTTGGCTAAACCAATCATTGATAACAAAGTGTATTGGTACTGTGAAGTCGTGTGGCGAGGATCTGCAGCTGTTCCGCATGGGCATCGACAGCTCTTATGACGGCAACTTCTTTGCTGGCTTAGACTTTGCGAAACATCAGGATTATACTGCCTTTGCTTTGATCGAGGATGTGGACAAGAAATATTTTCTGCGGTATCTGAAGATTTGGCCACATGAGGTGCCCTACGCCAGCGTTATCGGCTGGATTAAGGTTGTTCAGGACCGTGTTGGCGAGTTCAGGTGTTTGCGTGCTGACAAGACGGGTGTGGGTGACTATATTGTGGAGGACATGCAGAACGCTGGGATTCTGAATGTTGAGGGCGTCAATTTTACGTTGCCGCGTAAGCAGGAGATGGCTAGCCTCCTGAAGCAGCGGATGGCTAACAGGCGCTTCTTTTATCCCTATTTTAGCTGGGAGAAGCCTTACCGTGGCGAGTTTGTTGCCGAGTTGAATGTGGAACGTTTTGAGTTGCGCAAGGATGGAAGTATAGGTTTTAGTCATCCGCAGGGCACCCATGATGATGTGTTTTGGGCTACTGCTTTGGCGTTGTATTCTACTGTGGAGATGAGCGAGGAGTCTGAGCTGGTGAAGGCATATTGAGGCATCGTAAAGAGCATTTTAGGATCCGCAAGTTTGCTCGAAGGTATGACCGGAACACTGGGAAGTTCACCTTCAACATTGCCTATGAGACTAAAACTGATGTTACTGATCGTACGGTGGCTGTTGCTGAAGCCTTCGGGTTGGGAATCAGCGACTTTCAGAAACATGTCCTTTACGATGATGTGGAGCTGAAGATAGGACCCCAGGACATTGTGTATGTCACCGGCGATAGCGGCAGCGGGAAAAGCGTGTTACTAAAGGCTATTGTGCGGGATTTGAACCCGCAAGAAGCTGCTAGGATGTCCGATGTTGAGGTGGATCCTGACAAGCCGCTCATAGACACAGTTGGAGAAACAACCGAGGATGGTCTTAAGTTGCTTAGTAAGGTGGGGTTGAATGACGCCTTCCTATTTGTCCGCCGTTACAGTCAGCTCAGTGATGGTCAGAAATATCGTTACCGTCTTGCTAAGCTAATTGAATCCGGGGCTCAGTGGTGGATTATGGACGAGTTCTGTGCTACCTTGGACAGGGAGACAGCCAAGATTGTCGCGTTTAATGCGCAGAAACTTGCTCGAAAACTCGGCAAAGCAGTTATCGCAGCCACAACACACACAGACCTCCTCGAGGA